AATAGTGTACTCAAAACAGCAAATAATGAATTTCCCCATGCACGAAAAAGTCAATAAAAATGTGCAAAATAAATTTATATTTTTTGATACATATTTTATTGCAATTAGTGGAACACTATGTATAGAGGGAGGGGAACAGAAGGGGAACAGATTGTCGAAAAGAGGGCTTGAGGGAGGTCGAAAAATGTCGATAGTTTATGCATTAAATTAATGATTATTTTATGTTTTATTATTGATTTATTTCTATGTTCTGTTATAATAAGTATATAAGGTAAGTTAATAAATTAATTGAAAGGAGTTGAAAAAAGGTTAAAATAATGCTTTACAAAAAGCGTTAAAAGTGTTATAATTAAAGAGTAGTAAAGGTGTTACAATAAAAGGAGGAAAAAGAAAATGACAAACAGTGCAAAAATGGATTTCGTATTAATGATGGTAGAAGCTCAATTAGCAGGGGCTAAATCTGTCCAAAAACAGGCAGAAATCGACGGTCATATATCAAGTGGTTACATTAACGGATACGCTCAAGCTACACAAGACATAATGGCAATGATCCAACGCACCATGAAAGCAGGTGCTGAAAATGAATAAATTAACTGCTGATGATTTTATCTTAGCTTATAACCAAACAAATTATCCATTGGTTGCATGTCTTATAGAAATCGAATACGGTATAGAAGATAAAGCAGTAATACAGTTCGAAAATAAGGTTCGTAAATACAAGCTTTACACAACCAAAAAAGGTAGAACATTTTTCCGAAAAGGACGCTTTAAATTCTTTATGGATGAATTCATAGTAATCAAGTAACGTTTAAATCTTGCTAGAGTGGTTATACTGATACATGAAAGTATAATCACTCAATGGAGGTTTTAAACCTACCAAATAACCTATAAAGGATGGATGTAAAATGGCACGTCAATACATGACTAAAGAGGTAACATCAACAATTATCAAAGCAGGCAAAATCGTAGTAGGTGAAAGTGGCATTCCAGAAGTAGCGGTTTTAGAACCTATCACAGTACTTGGAACTATCTCACAAGAAAAAGCTCAAAAACGTGTGAACAAATTACACGGTATCGGTTCAACAATATTTGCTCTTGAAACTGAATCAAAGGTTTATCGCATGAAAGTTGAGGATTTCATCAAAATTGCTGAATTAGTAACAGACGAAAATGAAGGGTCTGATGTTGATGAAGATGAAGATGAAGATGCTGATGAAGATACTGATGCTGATTTGGAAAACGGAAATAATTTTCTTGAAGAGGAAGATAAGGAAACTAAAAAAGTGGTAAAAGGTTCACGCATTAGGCGTGTAGCAAAAGAAGAAGTGTAAACAAATCAGTAAACGGGGAATGTATACAATCTAGTATACATTCTCCAAACCAAACAAAGTAGGTGAACCAAAATGGAAATAAACATTCCACTCTTCATCTTAGAACTACTTTTAACAACAATCATCAGAGGTGTATTATGGATTATTTCATACTCGAAATAGGATTAGGTTTAATGCTCATAGTAGTGTTATCAATGATACAAGCAGAAAAGAAATTTAAAGAACGTAAAGAACGTCAAAAATCTCAACCAAATAACATAGTGGATTCATTCGATGAAATAAGTCAAGACCAATATGAACGAATGTTAAACGACTTATTCAAAGCAGGAATAATAACACAAACAGAATACAACAAATTACTAGTTCAAGGTCTGCCACTATTCAAGGAATAGTGGCAACCCCAAAACTTTCACATATAAATCACTGAATATGCATCTTTTGGAACATTTCATAACCTATACCACGCAACACCTGATTGTCAAATCTAAGATACCCTTTAAGGAATGCACTTACCATCTTCTTTAGGTAGTAGTTTTGCTTCCATCCTTGAGTTAACATAGTGTTCTCGCTCGCATCATCTTTAGTGAGTGCAAAACTTAGTTTAGTATATGGGTCGTGTTCATTAGCTAAATACATAACACCTCTTTGAACATCTACCCATACACCAATAGGCATCCCACCATAAACCACTGTAAACTGAAATTTTGATTCCTTGGAACGCTTCTCAATAAAGACACTAGAATCATTAACGAATTTATTATCTAGTGACATTTCACCGTATTCCGTCCCATCAATCAACTCACCAAACTTAGTTTTCCGTCTTTCATTGGCAAAGTCTTTTGAATCAGGAATCTCAACCAAAACTGATTTATAAGCATTAAACCTTTTCGTTATGTCAGGAAGCAATCCGAAATAAAGAAAATATGGATTTAATATTGTAACACTGTTGCTCAAGCATACACATCTTACATTATCCCTACCACGAAAAACAGTATCCATTAAGTTTAACAAAGCAGGAACTTCATTTGGAATATAACCGCTATTATCTTTCTCACGAATAAACTCATCAAACAGTATCGTTTCCACGTCAGGATATGCATTGGATTTTTCACTCTGCCATGCGCTCAATGGAATAGCCCATCCTATCAATATCCATTTGATATTTCCTTTAGCATCAGTTTTACCTTTTTCAGCATAGAAAAATTGTCTGCCTTTAACCCTTAATTCGTGGTTAGGAAACTCATGTTTAATATCATTAAAGAAGTTGATAATCTTTTTGAGTTCGTCTTTGTAGCGTCTTAGATAGATAAATTGTTTACCTTGTTTTATCGCTCTATTAACTACATATTTCTTTAACCCGTATGATTTACCAATACCCCTTGCTCCTATGACACAATTCAGTATACGATTATAAGACAACATTTTGTTTGGGTCATAGTACAATGATTTATCAATTGTTACACTCATTTCCTAACCACTCCTTTGGTTTTATCTAGCAGGCACTTTTATGACTTGTCCTGCATAAATTAAATTTGCATTTTTTATTTGAGGATTTAGCCCCAAAAGATAACTAACTGTTGTTCCTTGTCTTTTAGCAATAACACTTAAATTTTCGCCACTTCTAATTGTATAATTCTGAATCACAGGACCAACAGGTGTATCGAACAACTTTTGTTCAGCATTTCTACGATTCACTAAACCTTGCACAACTTTACCACCTGCATGCACCCATAAATCAAACTGTCCTGATGCACCTTTATAATCCCCTTTATTCAATAATTGTAAAAGTGTGGACTTTGCTAATGCACCACCACCTAAATTGAACACGAAACTCACAAGTGCATCAAACTGATTTTGATTCAAAGGAACTTTAACTAAATCATTCACAAAATTTTCGCTTGCTTCTAAGTCAGATTTTAGATAAGCTTCTGCTGTTGCCTGTGTAATCACTTGTCCAGACCTTACACCATACGTATGACCATACCCGATTGTCCATACTCCAACAACGTCTTGATAAGCATTAAGTCTTAAACCTTCAAAACCTTCTACCATTCGAACACCATTTTGTGAGATTTGCATAACTTATTCACTCCTTGATTAATGTTTTATAGTAATTATTTTTTATGATTCTTATAAATACCCCAAACTGTACCAATAATACCTGCTAGTGTTAATGCTTCATTAGTGTAGTAATTAACTGCATTAGTATCTAGCTTCAAACCTGTACTCGCTTCATAGACTAAAACGAATGCACCTGCTAAAGCAGGAATAAGTGTTTTATAATTGATTTGATTCAATTGAATACACCCCCTTTCATAATAAGATTCAGTAGAGTAAGGATTAACGCACTTCCAACCAACCAAACCATTTTACTTGTATTGTTCTTTATTTCTTTCACATCGTCAGTCACGCTTTTAATGTTTGTTTCATTCACAGAAGTTCTAACTTTTAAATCATAAACTTCCTGTTCTAACTTAGCTATTTTTTCATCATTCATTACTTCATCTCCATCCAAATAGTGCATCAGATAATAACAAGGGAATCAAACCACTATCAGTAGTAGGAGGTGGGTTACCACCTGTTCCTCCACCTGTTCCAGTCCAGTCCAAACCTGTGTAAGCTTGATTTGCAAATGATTGTCGAGCAGATAAACTTGATTGTCCTGCTGACAAGGCAGGCCCTTCATAGTTCCACATAAAAGCTTCCGTTAAATCATTCACAGAAAGACCTTGTACGTTCTTCCTAAAATCAGCAAAACTAAAGTTATATTTTGTTCCCATTCCGTAACGCACTTGATACCCATTTGCTACCCACTGAATATTGTTAGTTACTTCATAGTCAATTCGGGCTAATTGTGAATCACCACTTGTGTAGTCTAATCCATTCGCTGTTGCCCAATCAGTATATTTCGTCATTGGTGTCCATTGCACAAGCCCGTAACCCCTAGAAGGGGAGTCACCATATCCGAGTTCATGCATAGACGGATTTAGTGACGATTCATGGGCCATATTTCCAATCAATGCGCTAAGACTTTCTTTTGTCCAATCAGTACCCACAAAATGGGTAGCAACCAATTGAGCATTATTCATCTGTTGAGCATTGGTTAAAAATGTATCATTTGGCGCTATCCATGTGAGTGTCATATTATGCTACCAATACTGCACTTGCATCAAGCAAGAATCTGTTATTGTTATTTGTAACACCTGTTCCACCTTGTAACAGTATTCTTGGTGAAACACTAGTTAATTCATTCCATGTGTTATCTTTACAGTTACCTCGTGCATTACCTGCATAAGTAATAGTGCCTGTAACCGTAGAACTAACAATGTTACACCATTGATGTTGTCCTACCATTGCACATTGCGAACCACTTCCCGCAGGAATAAAGTTACAATCTCGGAATGTTGACATATTACAATTATTTGAATCACCAATGTTAAGAACTAAAGTGCCTGTACTCATTAGATAGCAGTTTTGAAATACTGTGTCTTGAGTGACATAAGCATCAGCATTATTTATGAGTACCGCATGAGTGGTATTTAAGTCAATGATTACATTATTAAACTTTGTTACGAATGCATCTTGAATTTCAATACCAATTTGAGCTTGTCCAATGAAACCACCATTAAAGCTATTTCCTTCAGGTCGTCTACGAGCACCGTTATAAACACCACTTGTGATATATAATCCTCTCGTACCTGATGCACCTGTATTAAACACACAAGCAGTGAAAGTATTGTTAACAGATTGACCTGAAATAACACATGCATATTCTGTGATATAATCTGTTTGAACATTAACGAAATTACATTGCCATGCTTCTGCAACATTTAAACCGTCATTACAATAAGCAATATTTATGTTTTCAAAGTGAACTTTCATTACTGAATAGTTAACGGATGAGGACTGTGTAACATTATTTCTATTAGAAGTACCTAAGTACATTCCCGTCATTCCTGCTCCTGCTATACCTTGAATTCTCAAGTTTCTAACATGAGCCGTTGCCATGTCTTGTTCACTTAATGCTACAGGGTCACGAGCTTCAATATATAACAGTAAACTAAATGGAATGCTTAACCCAAAGTTATTTCCTGTAAATACTGATGCCGCTTTTAGTCGTCCATGATTACCTTGAATCGAATGATTTTTAGGTAATTTTAATGTAGCACTAAAAAGATAATCTTGTGATTTAAAATCTGTTATCCAACTTGCTGTTAAACATGCTTGAATAGCGGCTGTATCATCTGTAACACCGTCACCTTTAGCACCGAAATCCTCGGGAGTACCGTAAAAGATTTTGTTGTTTTGCAAATTCGTAACACTTGTTTGTACAGTATTAATGGTTGTGTTTAATTGGTCAAATAACACATTATTTATAACATTCGCTAGTGTCCCATCAGCAAGCATTGAATTAACTTTATTTTCAATACTACCGTTAACACCATCTGACATTAACCAATCCATTACAGTATTCCATTCATCCACAATACCGTTTGTTAGTTCACCAATTCGATTCAATTCTTTAATCGTTTGGTTAACCTTTTCTAACATAGAAAGCGCATCAGTAAAAGCACTTGGAATGTACCTTTGAAAAGTTTGAAGTTTTAAAGGATTTATTGACTGATTAAAAAGTATTGGTTTATCCACTTATTTCACTCCTTAAACTCCAATTACTAAAAATGCCATTGTAAATGTGCCTGCCGCAATGTTCCCACCGTTGGCAGTTAATGTAGCAGTAAATCCTGTTGTTGTTAAAGCAGTAATATACGGATGATCTAATGCATTTCCGTATGAAGGAACAGTACCACCATGCTGACATGGAACAACTGCTTTAATTGATGTATAAGTATTTACAAAAGCAGGTGAGTTTGATGCAACACTAGCACCTGAACCACTAGGGGTAAAAGTTAGTGTTACAATTTCCATTTTCTGACCTTGAGCCTGAATTCCCTTTGCTATTGGTGTATAATACGTATCAGCTAATGCTTTCGTTAATGCTCCAATTGCTGAATAGTATCCATCAGCTTGAGACTTTGTGAGTTTTCCTGAATCACTAGTAACAAGAGCATTTATTGCATTAACAATAGATGTTTTATCACTAGTTGTTAGGGAAGTTAAACCCCCAACAATATTCACCAAATCATTGATAGCATGAACTACAGTATCTTTATCAGCAGTAAGTAGGGTAGTTTTATCACCCATAACTGTATTGAAAAGTGTATCAAAAGTACCTGCCGAAACAGCACTATTAAATGAATTTTGTACGTTTTGTTGTAACCCATCATTTAAAGCCCACTGCATTACATCATTCCACTGTTTAATAATTTGATTATTAATTGAGTACATGCTATTAATAGCATCAACCAAACTATTAATTTTATCAGTAACAGTTTGTTGTTGGTCTACACTTAGTGTTTCAAATTTATCAATAAATTTAGGGAACAATCTATTGAAGGAAGTAAGTGTAGTAGTATCTAATGTCAATTAAATCACTCCTTTATTGTGGTATTACGTCTACAGCGGTAAAGCCTGTAATGACACCATTTTCATCTTTATCTATTTCAACGATTTTTTGTTTAATAGTGTTACCCATATCATCTACAAAAGTTATAATATCACCAATTTGCATAATATCACCTCATTCAAAAGTTTCAACAACATAAATATTTATAGCTCCACCAGTAGGGAGTGTCGCACCAATAGCCATCCCTAATTGAATGCTATCAACGTGACACCCTATATATCCATTTTGTTCACTAGTTACAAGTTGTAATTGACCATTGTTAGGTGTGCCTGCGGTTGCTTGACCCCCACCTGTCCCAGTTGAATTTATTAATGTATCTAACATGTACCATGTTGGTGCTGTGGTTAAGGATGGATTAGAACCACCGACCAACCTATTATCAATACATAAACTTCGTGCTTTAGCACTTCTATTTAAAACAGAAGTAAAAATTTTATATTTAGTTGCACTAGGTGTTTGAAAATCTGTGTAATTAAAACTACCTATAAGTCTAGGTACAATATTAGAGTTTAAAACCGCACTCATTTGATTCCCTACACTTTGACTCTGTATTGCTCCACTTAAACTAGGTGCATCCATTCATAAATCACTCCTTTAATATACTAACATAAATAGTTCATTCATTTTCTTGAAAACTTGTTCGTCAACATTAATCAATGCACCCCTATGTTCCTGTATCATTTTTGCATAGGTTTGAACACCAATTTTTCCTGACCTATCTTGTGTAAAAGTTTCTGATGCATTAACTGTTCCATTTGATGAATTGTTACCACCTGAATGGGATGTTCTAGTACTTGAATCATTTGAAGAATCTTCATTAATACTACTTGCGTATTCAATAAGCCCTGTACCATCATTAGCTGTAATAGTTAACCTACTATCAGGATTATTTGATTCAAGATTCCTATTGAAATTTGTTCCTGTAGTAGTATCAGTAATATCATTTCCAGTAGTACTAGAATTTGTATTACTTCCTGTATTAGTTTGTGTATGACTAGTATGAGTACTATTATTCTTCAATGGGTCATACGCTAATAATGTCGATTCATACATCTTATTCCAGTATGGCATTTCAATCGTTAACCACGTTTCAAGATTAAATTTGAAAAGACCTTCTGTTTCAAAACCAATTTCACGCATGTAAAATTTCCGGATAAATCGTGTTTCAAAATCAACTCTATAAGTTTCATCAAAGATAGGGTAGTCAAAGTCAAACAATATTTTTCTTCCTTGTTCAATCCTATCTTTAGTGCTAGTTGAATCATATCCATCCGTTAACAATTCAATAACATCTTTCATTGTCATTGTATAGACACTCATTCAGCTTTACCTCCTTTATCATCTTTTGCTTTAGGAGGTGTGACAATATTACTAGCGATTTGGTCAACAATATCTTGTCTGATTTTAACACTCAATTTCAAGTCAGGATAAAGTAAATTAATTTTGTCACAAGCTTCCTGTCTTGATTTTAAATAAATATTTGCACTTGCTTGAATCTGTTCATTGTTGGAATCTGCTTCACTAGTTATCATTCTTTCTTTCTTTTCTAAGTTAGCATTATTGATTCCTAAGAAAGTCATTACTTCGTTCCAAACTGCATTCTTTTGTGTATTTAGTTTATCGACTACATATGGTGCATCAGTTTTAAATACTTTAATGGAATCAGGGTTGATGTTTTCATTGGCAAAGATAACAGGTGTGTTCCCTTCATACATTTGATAAACTTGAAGCATACTATTTTTATTGTAGTCGTTTCCTGTAATTAATACAGGTGTTTTCTGTGCATTTTGGTTGACATAAATAACTTCTTTTAATTCAGCTAAATCCTGTGCAAACATTACGATAGATGGAAGTGACGGTAAATGCATATCATTATTCCATATGATAACTCCCATATCATCTGTTTTAGTATCTGCAAAATTAAACACTTTAAAAGTTTCATGATAATTGTAAGCAGATGAAGTAAATGTAATAGGTAACATATAATGATTTTGTTCACCTGATGGAGAACCTTGACAAGCTACATACCCTATTCTAGGGTCTTTATAAAACCCAACATAACCATATTGATGAATACTCATTTCCAGGTATCTTGGGTCAACACAATCAGGTAAACCTTCCCATTCAAATAACTGAAATGCTAATGAAGACAAATAGTTATTATAATGGGTAAACCATTCATTTCCTCTATTAAGTTGCACATCTGCTGTAGTTTTAAAACTCTTTTTTCTACCCATTATAACACCCCATTCGTCATACCATAGTTCCCGACGTCGTCATTGTGCCATAAAGTGATTCCGTTATCGAATACACTTTTTATCGCATTTAAATCCTCATTATTAAAGTTCCCTGTTATGACACAAGAAGCAGTCTGCACATAGTTCCAGTTTTGTCTCGTGTGTAGGTTAGGAACTTTAACTTCATTTTTCTTGTACCCAAACATATTAAAATAGTCGGTCAACTTTTTAATGTATTCATCTTTAATCTGTTTCTTGATGATAAACACACCATTAAAATTGTTTCCTATTGTATAGGAAGTATTGCTTCCCATCTTTTGAACATTTGGAGGGATATTTGCAATATCTTGTTGTTTCGCTTGAATACCATTTATCGCGATTTGAGCATTAGCTAAACCACGAAACGCTCCAACAGCCGCACCCGCAACATTTAACATATTACCTTGCGCTCCACCTTGCATTGCCCCAACTGCACCGCCAAGAGCATCAAATCCTGCATTCCAATATATACTTGATTTTTGGTTATTAATAGTGTTCTTATGACCTTGTATAAAAGCTGAAAGGTTGTTATCAATAATAGGAACGTCATTTGGTTCACTATTTATCAATCCTTTTTCATCTTCAACAATGGGTCTTAATCCACTTAAACCAATGTTATAATCAGCAATGGAATATGATGTTTTGTTACTAACTCCCATCGAACCTTTTAAATTCAAAACAATATTTGTGTTACCAATGTATTCATTTTTATAAACTACTCTATTACCTTTAAAATCATCTAAAACTAATTGAGTATAAGGATACATTAATAGTTTACTTTCAGTAACAGGTTTATAGTTCTGCCATACTCCATTAACTGTGTAATCTTGCGGAACAAAATTTTTACATTTTTGCACATACAAGCAGTTAAAGAAATTTGATGGGTTGTTAGCATCTTTTATTTGAGCACCAATGACTTGGTTTGATGAGTCAAGAGTTAATGTATTTGATGCAAAAGTACATTTAATTCCTGTGTAATCAGTAATATAAAGAGAAACGATATTACCAACAGCATTCGTATCTGAATATAAATTAAGCAAAACTTGCGACGGTTTAGAAAGTACAATTCCTGCACCAGTAGTATCAATCAATTGTGGTACGGTATCATCATCCATAAATGGTAACAAATAAACAGCAAGAGGGGTAGGCGTTCCTACAACGCTTGGAGTAACTTTTCCAGTACTCCCATTATGCATTGTATTCTTTGCCAAAATCACGAGCCATTTATAACCACCATTTGGTTGAATATTTTCCACGTCTACCATGTCATATTCAGTACCATAATTCAAACCTTCATCCACTGTATTAACAACAGGTGAACCATCAGGATTCCATAATGGACAATGTTCACGAACCACATAAGACGGTTTGAAATTCATATCAAACATCCATGTTTGTAATACATCAAGTTTTATGTGTACATAAGTTGTATTTCTTTGTATATATTCAAGACGTTCAACAAAAGCATAAAACCATTTGCTATTATATGCTTCATTTTGGAAAGCAATATATGAAGCAAGATATAATTGGTCAATTGGTCTGTTAATCGGAATATATACAGAACCACTACTGTCTACATTAAAGAAAACATTATTTTGGTCTACTGAATGAACCAAATATTTAGCTTGAAACCAAGCAGTTTGAGAGTTAATATCGTCGAACCACCTAGTATGTTTATAATCACTTTGGAAAGGAACATCCGAATATAATCGAATGTTCGTTCCCGATAGTGGCATAGTCAATTGAATCACTCCTTATTAATAAGAAGGAACAATAGTTACAATGGAAGTACCGATAACGTCTGTTGTATCAGGTCCTGCACCATCAATATCAACACCTGTTCCAGCAGATTTTGCAGTAACTAACAATTCACCGGTTTGGTTAGAAGCAACGGTTAAATTTCCGTTCGCATCAATAGTAGTTCCTGCCTGTAAAGTTGTACTTGCTGTTGAAGCGGCAACAGACCATGTTAATGCATGTGTAGCGCCATCTGTAGCACGAACATAACCTGCGAACGCAAAAGTTGCACCTGCTTTCAAACTTGCAATAGAAGGAGAAACAACTACGTTTGTAACAGCAGGAACGCCACTTTCAGCAAATGCAACAGCATTAGCGAAACGAGATACAGAAAGTGTTTGCCAAACGTGATAGAAAGTGTTCCAGTAAAGACCTTTACTATTACGCACAGTTTCGAGTTTTAATTCGTTGTCGTAAACTTGGAAAAATGACTTGTCTACTAAAACAGCATCTAAACCAATTGATGCAAAACCATCAATGACAGTTCTGTTTGCAAGAAAAGTCGTTTTATCAAGATTGAAAGCTGATGCTAAAACGTCAACGTCAACTTCTGCTTCTAAGTCTGCACTAATGAACAAATGTAAGTCTCTAGGGTCAGACACAGTATGAACAGCTAAACTGTTCCAATCTCGTGAACCCATAGGAAGAGTCATTTTTGTAACAGTAGCACGAACTTTTTTGATGAACGCTTTTGCTGAAGTTGCGTCAACAACAGGAGATACAGGAATGACAGTGAAATATCCTCTAGAATAGTAGTTGTCAATCAACATTCTCATGTACTTGTATTCTTCAACTTCTGCTGAATTGTAAAGAGCATTAACAATTCCAGACACGAAATCACCAAAAGCATTCCAACTAGTAAATGCTGTTTTTAGTGCTTCATCCATGATAGTTGCATCATAACGATCTTGACGGTTACGTTCATGATACAGTGTTTTAACGTTTGGAATGGTACGTTTGAATAGTGTATTTTCTGCATCATATGGGTCATATTTTTGACCTTGGGTAATGTCAGTAAAAATTTCTTCAATAGTACGTCCATAAGGCATTTTACCTTTTTTGAATTTTTTCAATGGGTTGGATAGGTGAATTTTACGAACCACGACAAGACCAATTCTATCAACCAAGTTTGTGATGAATTCGTTCTGCACTGCTTGGTTAACTAGAATACCTGCACCATAAGCGTTAACATTATCAGCGTTAGCTAGTGGAACATATTGTTGGAATAATCCTGACGCACTGTTATGAATCGCATTAGCGATATCGTAAGTTTGGTTCATATTCAAAGATGTTTGAATATCATTAATGGTAATACGCATTTAATCAGTCCTTTTACCTTATAGTTTTTCTAAATCCTCAATTGTTATTGTTTCAGAAAAAGTCTTAGCTTCTTTTTCCTTTTTTCCTTCTTCTGTTTTAGGAATATCTAGTTGCCTAAAAAGTTTTGAATTCGATAACAATAAATCATCATTGTCCGACTTCAATTTTGTGTTCGATTCAGTTAGTTTGTTATAGTCTTCATGACCTTCTGTGTTATCAACTCTTAAACGTTGAAGTATTTCGGTTTTTCTACTCACAGGTAGTTCAGCATCCAACAACTCATTTAAAAGTCCTTCATGTTCTTCTCTATTTAATAATGGCATAAAAACCGTCCTTTCCAATAAATTATCCTACTCTATTATTTTACCATTTTAAAACTCTATATAATAGAAGAAACACGTCACTATTTCCATAATTTGTACAAAAATCGACATTAGGCAGCCCATTTGTACATTGCCAAGGCGGGGGAGGGTCGAAGCACATTGTCGAAAATTGAAATATTTTTTAAAAAAGATGTACTTTTTTAATATAATGGGTTTACTTTTGTACAATAGAATGGTAGAATAATAAATGTAGTCGAGTTACTTCGACAAAATAATAACTTACTAATTTAGGAGGAAAATAGAAATGCGTAAAATGATGACAAAAGATGTTACTTCAACAACTGTGAAAGTTGCACAAATGATTGTGGAGAAAGGTGTTCCAGTAGCTAAACCGCTTGACGATATCATTCTTTTAGGGAATGTTGATTTAGAAAAAGCTCAAAAATATGTTGTTAAAAACTTTGGTGCAGGTGTTACAGTATTTGAAGTTGTTGCTGATACAGTAACTTATGAAATGCCTGTTGAGGAATTCATCCAAATTGCTAAGATTAAAGAAATGAAAGAGGAAGTTGCCGAAGTTGACGGCGATACAGAAGAAGAAATAATTAAAGGTTAATGATTGAGGGGTGGGGGTGACGTGTAGAACTAGTATGAGGGGTCACATTTGTTACATATCAAGCCATAGGTGGTAAAGCCCACGAATAGTTGTAAATTGAATCGTAATTATGCGTTAAATAATAAAACTTATAAATTGGAAAAACAAGTGCCTATTCTATGTAATAAACTACTAATTGAAAAGAGGAAATTATAATGATTAACAATGTTGTATTAACAGGACGTTTAACAAATGCAGTAGAATTGAGATATACACCAAATGGAAATGCTGTTGCAAACTTTACCCTTGCTGTGAATCGTAAATTTAAGACAGATGGTCAACCCGAAGCAGATTTTGTTCAATGTGTCGTTTGGAATCAATCAGCCGAAACAATGGCAAACTACACTGATAAAGGTTCATTAATTGGAGTTGAGGGTAGACTGCAAACCCGTTTCTATGATACAGATGAAAGACGTGTTTATGTAACAGAAGTTGTACTTGAATCATTCACTTTCCTTGAATCTAAAAAAGAAGAAGAAAAACCTGCTAAAAAGCAAAACCAAAGAAATGCAGGAAATAGTCGCCAAAAGCGATAATAAAGGCGAATCAGATTTTGACCCATTCACAGGACATGGGCAGATAAATATATCTGATGACGATTTGCCTTTTTAAAGGGGATGGGATAAATGACTGCTACTAGAAGAGGAATTTATCACAATTTGAGAGAGAGTGAATATGTAGTTTCTAATTCAGAAATTACATTTCACTTCTCTAGTGAATTGTATTTGAAAAAATTCTTGATAGGTTACAAGGGAAGCAGAATTAAATTTAAGAAGAAATTCAGTAACATAATTAATGTGGATTTTAACACTGACACAATCGCTGATGTTC